AAAAATGGGGAAAAAATGAGTAAAGAAATGGTAAATGGACCTGCTCACTATGGTGGGGTAGATAATCCATATGAAGTAATCAAAGTTTGTGAGGCTTGGGGATTAGATTTGGATGCATACCTTTTCAATGTGGTAAAGTATGTTGCACGAGCGGGAAAAAAAGATGCTGCAAAAGAACTTGAAGACCTAAAAAAAGCCGCATTTTATTTAGACCGTAAAATTAAAAACTTAGAAAAATGATTTATTGGCTTACAGGACAACCTGGTGCAGGAAAAACGACTTTAGGTAATTGGTTAATTGCCGCCCTTAAAGGTGATGCTGTTTTAGTAGATGGTGATGACATCAGAGAAATCTTTGAGAACAAAGATTACAGTGAACAAGGACGTAGAAAAAACATTGAGTTGGCTCAGAATATTTCTCATTTTTTACATAATAAAAAAATGAACGCAGTAGTTTGTTTAGTTTCACCCTACAGAGACCAAAGAGAAAGTTTCAAACAAAAGATGGGAAAAGATATCATTGAACTTTACATCCATACCAATGAGATTAGAGGTAGGGAATCATTTCACGTTGAAGGTTATGAACAACCTTTAGAAAACTTTATTGATGTTGACACAACAGATAAAAAGGTTTATGACTGTCTTCAGGAGATAAGAGTAAAATTAGAAATATAATGGAAAAGATTCACGTAGAAGGTGACCCAAAATTAAAGAACAATCCTGGTAAACAATATTCAATGTTTATCGGAAGATGGCAACCTTGGCACGAAGGACATAGATGGTTGATTGACCAAAGGCTGGAACAAGGTAAGAATGTTCTAATTCTTATCAGAGATATTGCACCAAATGAAAAGAATCCATTCACCGCACAAGAAGTTGAGGTTAACATAAAGAAAGAATTATGGAAATTAGTTGGGGAAGAAAGAGTCAAAGTTCTTATCATTCCTGATATAGAATCAGTCAACTTTGGAAGAGGAGTTGGATATGATATCATTGAACACATACCACCACAAGAAGTCGGTGAAATATCTGCAACTAAAATTAGGGAACAATTAAAACAAGAAGGTAAACTATAATGTTAGAAACGAATAAAATAATTAATGGGGATTGTATTAAAGTGATGGCGAGTCTTCCTGAGTCTTGTGTGGACTTAATTGTAACATCACCTCCATACAACGTGGGGATTGATTACGATACTCATGATGATAGACAATCTATGGAAGATTATTGGCAGTTTACAAAGGATTGGTTGTCAGAGTCATATAGAACCCTTAAAGATGATGGTAGAATTGCTGTAAACATTCCTTATGAAGTGAATGTACAAGATAGAGGAGGAAGAATATTATTTATGTCTGAGTTTTATCAAATCATGAAGAATCTTGGATTCAAATTCTTTGGGTTGGTTGACCTTGATGAAAATTCACCACATAGAAGTAAGACTACTGCGTGGGGTTCATGGATGTCTCCATCTGCACCATATATCTATAACCCTAAAGAGTGTGTTATTCTTGGATATAAGAAGAATCACATAAAAAAAGTTAAGGGTGAACCACAATGGAAGGGTGAGTTGGTTGATTTAGAACAAGAAGATGGTACTATCAAACAGAAGATGATGTATCAAGAAGAAGATAAGAAAGAGTTCATGAGTTTGGTTTACGGCCAATGGGAATACTTTGCTGATACCAAACAACAGACTAAGGCAACATTTTCAATGGATATCCCATTGAAGGCAATCAAGATTTTGACATACAGAAATGATTTAATCCTTGACCCATTCACAGGTAGTGGTACTAGTTTAGTTGCTGCCGAAGTTAGTGGAAGACGTTGGTTGGGTATTGAATTGAGTGAAAATTATACTAAAGTAGCTAAAGAAAGAGTCCAACATTTTATAGATAAAAATAGACAAATGGAATTAGGTTTATAATAAAAGGGTCGTATGACCCTTTTTTTATTTATATGGATATTTATAAAGAAAAATACAAATGGCTGAAATTATTATAAACGAAAGACAATTAGAAATAATCCAAGATTTAATCACAAAAGAGGAAAATCTAAAATTAGCCGAACAAAATTGGGCAAAATTCAATGAGAAACAAAAAGAAACAGTTGTTGAAATGATGAAAATTTTGTATCCTAAAAAGGCAATGTTAATCAAAGAAGATAAATGGTACAATACTTTGGGAGATGTTGTTGGTATTTTTGACCCTACAGGTGTTGTAGATGCTGTAAATGGTATTTCATATATAAGTCAAGGTGATTATCTATTTGGATTTTTATCATTTGTTTCTGCAATACCATATGCTGGTGACTTGATTGCAAAACCTGTAATGGGTGCTTTAAAAATTGGAGCACCGAGTGCAAAGGCATTGAGTGGAGTTATGAAACTATCAAAAGCTGGCAAGTCTGCAGAAGCAGCTGCTGAATTAGCTAAAATTTCTAAATCGGGAGGTATCGTAGGAACTTTTGTTAGTGGTATTGGAAAATATGCGGGGAAACTTAAAGATTTAGTAAAAAGAGTTCCGATGCCAGGTGGAATGAAAAGAACTATTACACAATGGATAGAGTTATTTGAAAAAGGTGCGGTAAAAGGTAAAACAGTTAGATATGGAGCAGGTGTTTTCGCAAAAAATATGCCAAAATTAACTAAAGCTCAACAAGTTGATGGACTTCAAAAATTAATTAAGGCATCAAAAGAAAGTGGTTTGTTTTCATCTTACAGAACAACTAAAGGTTTATTTTCATGGAAAACTCTTTTTAGAGGAATGCCTCAATTAATAGGAAGAAATGCATCTGTTAGGTCTTTGATGAGACAAACTAAACTTTGGGCAGGATTTTTAGATTTCTTAGGTTTAGCTAATTTTGTTGGCCCTGATGAAGCATTAAAAGAAATGGGTCAAGAAAAATTGGAATCAAAATTTGCGGAATATCAAAAGACACCACAAGCTCAGGAATATGCACAAGAAACATTTGGGGATACAGAAATTCCTGATACTCAAACACAACAATCAACAGCAAGTTCTTCTAAACCTGCTAATTCAAAAAATCCTATCGGGGACTTCTTCAGCAGTATTTTTGGAGGAACAGCAAAAGGTGAATTTCTAGCGGCATTATAAAAAAACAATTAAAAAATGAAAGAAGAATTAACACTCAAACTAGTACAAATTCAATTACAATTCAAATTTTTGCATTGGCAAACATTTGGAGATGCAAAACATAAAGCATATGGTGACATATATGATTCATTAGGTGATATCATAGATAAATTTGTGGAGGCTATGATGGGAAAATATGGTAGAGTTGAATTTGACCCAGAGTTTTCAATTATGTTTCAAGATATTAAATCATTAAGTGTACAAAACTTTATGGATGGAATTACTGAATTCTTAGTAGGTATGTCTGACCATTTAGATTCAAGATATGATAGTGATTTATTAAATTTAAGAGATGAAATGTTGGCAGATATTAATCAATTAAAATATAGACTTACATTAAAATACTAATATGGCAAATAAAGTAATAAGACTTACAGAAAATGATTTAACTAAAATTGTTGAAAGAGTTATTTCAGAACAAAATATTGAAAGAGAATTCGTAAGAGCAATTCAACGATTTTTAATCTCAAAAAAAATTACAGGTGATAACAGACAACCGTTAGTTGTTGACGGTAAAACTGATAATAACTTAACATCACAAACTGCACAGGCAATATCAAAATATCAAGCGGCTATCGGATGTCGTCGTACTGATGGAGTGTGGGGAGATGAAACTTGGAGCAAAATGCCTTCTGAAGACAAAAAACAATTAAAAGACTTTGTTGCGGATGAAGGAGGACCTATTGACCAATTTATAAATTTTTTTAGTAAAAAATTTAGAGGATAGTTGAAAAAATTAATTAAAGAGAGTGGTATAAGAGACATTTCGGCTTTAAGGAAGAGATATCCTAAAGCCGAAATTTATTTTCATCAGGATTTAGATGGTGTCACTACTGCTATTGCGATGAAAAAGTACCTTGAGAATAACGGTATTGACGTTGTTGGTGCTCACATTATTCAGTATGGTGATAAAGAATTTTCGGTTAAAAAGAACGATGCAACAGGTGATGTAATGCCAGTTCTTGTTGATTTTGCACACGGAAAACCAATGTTCAAGATTCATACGGACCACCATGACAAACAAGTTGGTGCTGAAAAAGGAACATCAAAATCTTTCAGACAAGCTCGTTCAAATGTTGAAACGATATCTCAAATTGTTTCACCGAAAGAATTATTTCCGAGTTCAGATGTTTTATTGATTAACACAGTTGATTCAGCAGACTTCGCAAGACAAAACATCACACCAGATGAAGTTGTTAACTATATCTACAGAATAGATAAGGATAAGTCACTCCAAAGAAATAAGTTGTTGTTAGGATTTGTCATTAACAAATTGATATTAGCATTCAAAAACAAACCAGGATTTTTAGAAAGACTTGTTATGGATTCAGAGCCTTCTTTGATGAATATTCTAAACAATATTAAAGATTGGATGAAAGATACCAATGCACCTGAGCCAGAAGAATTACAAAAAAATGCAGAAGATTATAAAGAACAAATGAAGGGATTTCCCGAAGTACAAGACAACATTATTTACCAATACGGTGGAGGTAGTATGTTCAAGCCTGGGTCATATGACAGGTATACCCCATTTAGAAATAATCCTGAGGCAGACTTTCTCATTATGGTTTGGCCGATGGGGTTGGTACAGGCTTCATGTAACCCGTTTAAAAAGGAAAGGCAACTTAAAGGTGTTAACCTTGGTGAGATTGCCCAAGAAGTTATATCAAGGTGGGAAGGTCAACTTAAAGAAAAGAAAATACCGTTATCATCAATAAAGTGGATTAGTGAAACAAGCGTCAACCCCGAGAGTATTGGGTTTACGTTCCAAGATTTTGATGCAATTTATGGTGGGAAATTTATCGGTATACCAAATGGGGAAGAGGCTTTGATGAGAGTTAAAGAAATGATGGAAAAACCATTCAAGGATTTAACGGATAGAGAAAAGAACATATTAGATAACGTTTTAATAAATGCTTGGGACTTAATTCAAGCAAACTCAGGTGGACATAAGTGTATAACCAATATCAGTGGATTAAATTATTTAGGTAGAAGTACAAGACCACCTCAAGGTACGTATCGTTATGACTCAGAGAAAGAAGACCATCCTTATGTTAAATTTACCAAGATGATTGCACAGGAGTTCAGAAAAAAACTCCAAGAAAAGATTTCACAATCAAAGGGAGAAACAAATATTACAGAACAACAATCATCTCTACAACCTACAATGAATACACAATCAGGAACTCTACAACCTACGACGAATATACAATCAAGAAGAAAGGATGAAAAAAATTTAACTTCATCGGATAGTGGTTATTTTATGTTCTTTGCATTTCCTAGATACAGGCCGAGTGTGGAAGATTCAACCTTAACCCGTATCTTACAGAAATTAGGAAAAAGTGTTGAATGGGTTGAAGACAAATTAGGTCTTAATGAACAAAAGGGTAAACAAATAAAGATATATGCAACAGGACACGGAGGATGTATCATTATTAATAAAAATGGTGAAGTTAGTCTTTTTGAATTTGGTCCTTATGATGACAAAGGAATTGGAAAAGTTTTACATACTTCAATGGGTAAAATAGCCAAGTTTGATAATAGAAATAATTTAGTGAATCAAATAGAAGTTGCCAAAATATGTAAGACTAAAACTTATCGCGACGGTCCAAATCTTGATATGTTGGTGAGTCTTCTTACATTACCTAACGTGAAAATGGCAACAAGTGAAGCTCTTAAACCAAGAAAGTATGATTTTCTTGATATAGTTGGGGGTGGTGATTCAAATTGTGCAACATATGCAGTTGATGTTGCAAATGCTGGAGGAATTACAGATGTTCAAGTCGGAACATCTTATGAGATAGGGTTTGGATATGGAATACCTGAAAAACCAAAAGCAGTTTTCAAAAAATTTGGTACAAGTAATTTTTTCATCGGGAATTTTCAAGTCTAATTCAAAATATATTCCACAGAATCACCCGCTTGTATGTTTAAATCCTCACAAGTACCACCATCTAGTTCTAAAACAATATTACCTCTACCACAATAGGACGGACAAGGGTCTTGATTACAAGGGGGACAGTCGTGATGAATGTTAACAATAACATTATTCTTTATGACAATAATGTCTAAAGGTATGATACAGTTCTTCATCCAAAAGCATTGTTTCTTACCACCCATTAGGAATAACAGACCTTCAAACGTAGAGTCAAATCTTTTATACATCATTCCGATGGCTTGAGATTTTTTATCTACTAAAGTTTTGACATTAAAAATATTTTCATTAATTTTAACCTTCATATATTATAAATACCATGGATAAAAAAAGATACGTCGGAGTTGCCGTAAAACATCAAAACAAACTCCTTCTTTGTAAAAGAAATAATTTGGGTTCATTCCCTGGAATGTGGTCAATACCTGGTGGTAAGTTGGAAGAGAACGAAACTACCCAAGAAGGAGCTAAAAGAGAATTCTTTGAAGAAACCGCCTTAAACATTAATGATATTGAACTAACATTTATTGGATTAATCCCAAGGCACACCCGAGATGGTAAGAAGGTTAAAGGGTTCATGTATGTGTATTTATTGAATGTAGAGTCTCCATTATATCCTGATTTATTAAACGCGATAGATGGGGAAGAACACACACAGTGTGGGTACTTTACGTTAGAAGAAATTAAGCCTGAAACATCAGGTGAATATTTATATAAACTTGCTGAAATAATTTTATCATGAAAATATTATTCATTGTTTGGTTCATAGTATCAATTGTTGCCAATGTATGGGCATACATCCATGTGACCAAAAAAGCAAAAGAAGAAATAAAAAAATTAAATAATTCAAAATGAATCTATTAATTGGTGTTGGAATTGTAATGTTTATTTTTGCTCTGTACTGTTGTATTGACATGAACAGACAATTAAAAAAAATTGTTGAAAAACTTGATAACTGAAAAAAAGTTATTACTTTTGTAAGACTTTGATGAAAATGGAGATATTTATATTTCCACACCTGAAAAGGTGAACATCCCCAAAAAAAAGTTTCATAAAAATTTGACGGTGTCAAAACTGTTGATTA